CTATCCAAGATTGGGGTGTAGATGGTAAGCAAAGGATTAAGCACTTACTAAACCACGACCCATCTAAACCTTTAGGTAAATTGATGAGTCTAAAGGAAGATAGCTATGGACTCTATTACGAGTCAAAAATAGGCACTCACCAACTTGGTAAGGACTTTATCAAGATGGTAGAGAGTGGACTCATTGGTGAACATTCTATTGGCTTTAGAACGCTAAGAGAACAAAAGAGTGGTGAGGCAAATGAGATACACGAAGTGATGTTGTTTGAAGGCTCAAGTTTAACCGCTTGGGGAGCGAATGAGAATACACCATTATTAGGATTAAAAAATATGGGTAACGTAGAACAAGTTAAGGATCAAATCAAAGCATTCGAAAAGTTTATCCGTGATAGTGATGTCACTGATGAGACAATCGACCTATGCTTAATTAAAGTAAAACAACTCGCACAAGCAATAGAGATGATGAGTAGCACTGCTCCAGTCATTGCGACAGAGCCGCAGCAAAAAGAAGCTGAATTGCCAGTGGGTTCATTTATATCAATAATCAATAAAATCTAAAAAAATGAGCGATTTAAAAGCATTCGAATCTGCCCTCGAATCAAAATTGGCAGAACAAAAGGCTGAGGTTGCATCTGTAACCGAGAAGGCTGCAAAGGCATTTGACTCTAAAGTAGAGCAAATCAACGAGCAAATGGAGAAGTCTAACAAGACTCTTGCTGAAGCATTGAACGAAGTGAAAGAAGCTAAGGCTGCTTTCGGTAAGTTGAACGCTGGTGTTGAGAAGAAAGTTGCTACATCTTATGGTGAGCATATCAACAACATCAAAGCTGAAATCGGTAATGTAATCGAGAAAGGTTGGAACGACATCAAAAATGCTGCTCGTAACAACGGTAAAGGTTTCTCTGCTGAGTTGAATGAGAAAGCAGTAGGTGTTATGCTTGAGTCAAGCAATTTGACTGGTAGCATCTATACTTCTTATGTTGACAACGCATATATGAGAAGTTTCGTTAACCCACACCTTAGAAGTGTGTTTAACATTATCCCAGTATCAACTGGTTCAGTATCTTTCCCAAGAGGTAACACTCCAGTAGGTGAAGGTTCTTTCGGTAAGCAAACAGAAGGTTCTGCTAAGGCACAACTTGACTATGATGTAACAATGGTGAACGTAGCGTTGTCTTTCATAGCTGGTTACGCTAAAGTTTCTCGTCAAATGATTGATGACCTTCCATTCCTTCAGGCTTACTTGCAATCTTCTTTGATTGAAGATTTCCAAAGAGCTGAGAACACATACTATTTGAACGCTATCGCTTCTTCTGCAACTGCTGGTTCTACATCTGCAACAGAGAAGGCTGAGAAGTTCATTGATTATGTTGCTCAGTTGAATGGTCTTAACTGGAATGCTAACCTTGCATTGGTTACTTATGCTGGTTGGGCTGATTTGTTGAAAACTAAGCCAGCAGACTACTCTGTTCCTGGTGGTGTTGTTATCGACAACTCTGGTAACGTAAGAATCGTGGGTATTCCAGTAGTACCGCATTCTCAGGTAACTGCTTCTAAGATTTACTTGATGGATACTAGCAAATATGCTATTGCCCAGCAGAGCGGTCTTGCAGTTCGTTCTACCGAGTTCGATCAAGACGATTTCGTTAAGAACCTTATCACTTTCCGTTGCGAAGCTCGTTGTGAACTTCTTCAGTTCCAGCCTTCTGCTGCGATTTATGGTACATTCTAAGGTTTATAAATATAGGGGAGGGAGAAATTTCTCCCCTTATTTTTACTTATGAAAGTTAGACTACTTACTACCGAAGGATCACCTACACTTGATAGCGCATTAAGTGAGATTAATAAATTAGGAATAGAAGCAAAGGTTGTGTATGCCGAAAAGCATTCCAACCCAAAGACATCATATAATATCTCTATTAGTAATATTTGCAAGGAGATTGATGATGTTTTGTATTTTTTTGAGGATGATGTTGAGATAAAAGATAATGAGCATTTAATTAGTGCTTTAAGACAGTTGCCTCCCGATTGGGAGATTTGTTATTTAGGTGCAAACCTTGTAGCACCTATTGAGAAATATAGTGATAATTTATATAGGACTTTTGGTTGTTGGACTACACACGCAGTGATATTCAATAATCCAAAAGCCATTTGTGAGGCTTATACAGACTCGTCAGTGATGTTTGATGATTGGTTGAAGGATAACATTCATCCAAGAGGAAATAGCTATATTATAACCCCTATGATTGCTTGGCAGAAACCACATCAAAGTACATTGTGGGAACATTATGCTGATTATAGAGAGATTTTTGACAATAGCGCAAATAAACTAATATGAATATACTTTTTTCTATACACTTATATCCTCCGAGGCATCTCTGCGGCGCGGAGAGTATGGCTCATAGGATTGCGAAGCATTTGCAAAGTAAAGGGCATAATGTAAGGGTTTTACTGCATCAAGCTAATCAAATAAGGATCACAAATACTTATACTTACGATGGGGTGGATGTATTTCCTCCGAATCAAAATGTAGTAGAGAATTTATTTAGGTGGAGTGATTGTGTGTTTACGCATTTAGACTACACAAGATGGACAATAGGGATGGCTGGTATGTTGAAGAAACCCGTCTTTCATCTTATACATAATACTCATTTATACCCTGAAATACAAAACGCAGATACTTATCAACATATCGTGTATAACTCTTTATGGGCAAAACAAAAATTGGGTTATAAATGGAGTAACTTTATACTCACACCACCTACCGATTATAGAGATTTTGATTTAAAGATAGATACTGCTGATAATGAGTACATTACGCTTATCAATCTTAATGAGAACAAAGGTGGAGAGATTTTTTATCAGATTGCGAAGGCTATGCCTCACAAGAAGTTCTTAGGAGTTAAAGGGTCTTATGACGAACAAATTATTAAAGACTTGCCTAATATAACTTATATTGACAAAACCACTGATATACTTTCCGTTTACAAAAAGACTCGAATATTATTAATGCCAAGCAAATATGAGAGTTGGGGCATAACTGCAACTGAGGCAATGTGTAGTGGTATTCCAGTTATAAGTAGTGAGGCAGAAGGACTGAAAGAAAATTGTGGTAAGGCTGGCATATTTATAAAGGATAGAGATGATATTCAAAGCTGGGTTAAAGAGATTAATAAATTGGATGATGCCAAAGCATACGCAGCAGCATCTAAAAAAGCAAAAACAAGAGCAAGAGAACACGACCCAAGAAAAGCACTTGATGAGTTCGAGCTTTGGTTACGAGAAGAGGTTAATAAATTCAACGGATAAGTATGGCGATTTATATAGATAGTATAGTAGTCACCGCTGATGCAAGTGTAGAGCCAGTGAGCCGCACACAAGCTAAGGATTGGATGAGAATTAGCTATAATACTGACGATACTTTGATTGACGAGCTTATTACAAGCTCAAGAAAGCATTTGGAGAAACTAACTGGCTTATCACTTGTTAATAAGACAATTAAGAGTTATATTGAACTAACTGGTGAAGTACCATTAGTTTGGATGGTTGATTTGCCTTACGGACCACTTGGTTGCGTTGACTTGGTTAGGTACAAAACTGGTATGAACACTTGGGACACATTTACTGTCAATGAGGACTACGAGAAGATTGGTAATAAGTTGTGGTTCTATACTGCTGGTAGCTATGAGATTACATATCAAGCTGGTTATGGTAGCATACCAGCAGATTTAGAGAACGACATCCTAACTCTTGTGGCTTGGATGTATGAGAACAGAGGTAAGAAGATGAACGCTGATCCTAAAGCAAGTATTTCACAATACCCATATTGGGATGGTCTTAACTATCATCAATATAAAAAAGTAGTTATATAGTGGCTAGAAAAGCATATAGCATAAGAGGTCTTAATGCTTCCTTTAAACAATTAGACGATGCGTTTATTCAGCGTATTGAAAAGATTGAGAATGAATTTAGGAAGTCTATGTCTAAAATAGCGCAAGATGCTAAAAGAGATGCTCCTATTGGTGTATTAGGACCTCATCCTGGGCAACTTGCTGATAGTATCAGTTGGGATGAACCAGGTAAATTGTCCTATCAATTAAGAGCTGATGTGCCTTATGCTGCATTTGTAGAGTTTGGTACTGGTAAATATGCAAGAAAGCAATTATCAACTAGAGAAGGTGGTCAATATTGGAGAGATATTGCTAGTCCATTTCAAGGCGATAAAGATGGTAATATGAAAGCGAAACCATTTTTTTATAATAATATAAGAAAAGAATTGCCTAAATTAATGGAAAGAATTGGTAAAATACTAAGCAAAAATGCTTGATTGTAGTAACAACGTGAGAGTGATTTATG